TGAATTTTGGTGAGGGCTGGCGTGACTCACTCCCCGATACCTTGAAAGATGTGCCTACACTCGCAGATGTCCCTGATGTTGCGACACTGGCTCAACGGTTTATCGATACCAAGGCAATGGTGGGTTCTTCGGTGCGTATTCCGACTGAAGAAGCGGGTAAAGACGATATCAATGCATTTTTAGACAAAGTACTTGATAAACACCAGTTGGGGCTAATGAAAAAACCTGACTTGGAAAATGCAGAAGGGATGCGAGAAGTTTATAAGAATTTAGGAATGCCTGATGAACCTAGTGGTTATAAACCCCCGGAAGGGGCAGACGCTGAAACCTTTGGCGCAATGACAAATGTTGCTCATGAGTTGGGCTTAACAAAAAAGCAATTAGAAGGGATGGCCTCCGCTAATGTAAATCTACAGAAATCCCAGATGGGCAAATTGATAGCTGAGAGACAAGAAGGTTTAGATCAACTCCAGGGCGAGTGGGGGCTTTCTTTCAATGAACGCTCAACTAGAGCAATGGATGTCGCAAAAGCCACAGGCGCACCAGAAGCACTAGT